CTCCAACACCACCTGCTAGAGCTCCTGAACCTGCTCCTACTGCTGCACCTGAACCTATTACTGAACCTGCAGTTACTAAGGAATCTTTATTGGTAGCCATGGAGGTAAGAGAGCTAAGTATAACTTCAGGAATAACTTGTAATCCTGACTTAGCTAACCCCATAACAACTCCCATAAAACCTTTTCCGTTTTCTTCGTAGGTCTTTTGGTAAGCCATCATCTCATCAGATGGTCCTAGTTTCTGTGCCTCTTTATTGGCTTCGATAAAACTATATATGTCTTCATCGGTTGCGTTTGCACCTCGTAGTAGTATGTCTGATGCATCCTCAGCAACTTGACCTTGGTAGTAACCTGTAGCAACACTACGAGCCATGTCATCTACAAAGTCTCCTAGTCCTATTTGTGTTACTGCATCAAAGCCTCTTAGTATGTTACCAAAAGTTCCCTCAAAATAATCTTGCTCAGTCTGTGGTTGTGTAGCCGAAGAAATGTTTTCCGTAACCAATTCCCCATTTTGATCTTGAGTAATAAAACCTGATTCGTCTTTTTTTTTTTGAGAAAAAGCAAATTCAAATTCTTGTAAATCTGCAAAAGCTCCTGGCTTTATTATAGAAAACAAAGTAGCATTATCAACTTGGTTTGCAAAATCTTGAAACTCTTCAAAAGATGAAAAAGCTCCATCAACAGTTAATCCAAATAAATCTTCAATTTCAAACATACTTATTTTTCTGTATTAAATATTTTAGTAGCTTCAGTTATATTTACATTTTCTTCCTTCATAATTTCGGCAATAGTTCTTTTTCTTCTATCGTCTCTTGCGTAGTCCTTGCGTTTCTTTGTTTTGCCTTTATCTTTTTTATATTTCTGGATATATAAACCTTTCATAAACGTTTTAAGATTACGTCTTTCTTTTTCTCCTTCAACATTGTTAAAACTCATAAAATCACCTTCTACTGTGATAGACCCCTCATAACCTGCAACATCAATAACAAACTTATCATTATCTATTGGTGTAATAGTTAATTCAAAGTCAGGAAAAGCTTCTTTAATTTTCTCTCTTAATCCTTCATCTCCTTCATCTTCGGTATAAAAATCTAAATCCTTTAAGGCTTTATTTAATTTTTTATCTAATGCCTCCATGTCTTGACCTTCCTCTACAACATCATCTATACCTGTTTTTGAAATATATTCTAAGTCTAAATCTGAAAATTTAGCATCTTTCTTCCACTCCCCTCTATCTAGTATAGTCCTTATATTTTTTTGACCTGTTAATAATGGACTTGCAGATTCAATAAACTGCTCTTGAGTTTTACGAACTTTAATAGTTTTAGGATTGCTTTCAGACACAGGCTTATTTTTGTCAAAATCAGGATTAGTTTTATCAGCATAAAAACTAATTGTTTTTGTTTCAAGTTTTCCACTAGTCGGACTTACATATTGTACTGTTACACCATCTTTAGTTCTTTTAACCTCTCTTGTAGCAGGGTTTAAAGTGCTAAAATAATCAGTCAATGTTTGCATATCAGCCTCACCTCCAAACCACAATTTACCAACATTAGAGATAATTTCGTCTTCTTCTTTTATTTTTAACCTAGCATTTTTATCTGATTGACTTTCTGGCGTAGGTTCTTTTTGAGTTTCCTTACGACCTAGTTGTTTGTCTATATGTCTTCTTAAAAATTCTTCAGCTTTAGCTTTTTGTTTTTTACCCATTTCACTTGTAACATCCATAATCATTTTACCTGATCCTGGTTGTGAAGGGTCTTCTATCATAAGTATAGAGTTTTCGTCTTGGTCTTCTTTATTAAAAACAGTGTTAAAGCCACCAACATAATCTTTAAGAATACTAGCGACCCCATTTGGAATTTGCACTTGAGTCTGAACCATATCATTTACCATAAGGTCAAAATCTTTCATCTGCCTAACGTCATCAATAGTTCGGTATAATCCATCTGTTGTTAAATAAGTATCTGCAAACTTAGCCACCTCTGCATCTAAATCATCTAATTGATACTTTAGTATTTCTTGAGATAAAGAAAAGTTTAACTGTTGAACTGTGGTAAAACTACCAGGAGTTCTATCCATAGTTGTAACAGTCTTTCCATCTACTTCCTTGTCTACTAATTTACCAATACTTACCTGGCCATTGGTAGGGTTAATATAAGCCTCATGATTAGAAAAATTTGCAAATCCTTCAAGCCTAGCCAACATATCAGCATCTAGTTGAGATGTAGTTCCATCTTGAAACTTCTTCATTCTATCAGAGTATATAGCTTGGTATTTTTTTCCTAAATTAAAAAGTTGTGTAGTTCCTTGAGTAAGATTAGCACGACCAATGTTATAATCTTTTAATTTTAATTGACCAGACTTTAATAATTTGTCCTGCATTAAACGCATCTGTTGTGCGTTGTTTGCATATGTCATGGCAAACTCATTTAACCCTCTGTGGTCTCCTTGAGGAGCTTCTGACAGGGTTAAGCTTAGTTCTGCAGTAGCGTCATCAATAGCTTGTCTCTTAGACTCTCTAATGGCTTCAGCAGCCTTTAAAGAATTGACCATGTTAGAGGTAATCTCTGACCAGTTTACTTGATTACTAGCATCCCTTTCTGCGTATTTATAATATGTTGCCATTTAATTTATTGTTTTTTTCTAATAAAATCCATACATGCCATTCATTGGATCACCACTTCTTTTTCTTTTAATCTCTTCAATAATTTCTTGGTCTTCTATAGGACCACCATACGTCATTGGAGTGTCATAAAGTATATTATTCAAATATGACTGTTGTTCTACACTACCTCTGTTTATATAAGACTGAGGGTTGGCTAAGAATTGCTTTTCATCAAAAGAACCAAGTCCTTGCTTTCCTGCAAGTTTAGCAAACCTATCAGCATTAAATCCTGAATTTTCAGCATTTAACATCTTAAGCATATTATTATTTAATACTGCCTGTCTACCTAAATTTGTATCTGATTGTCTATATCCTGTTCCAATACCCAAAAATCCTTTATCTGGATTAGCTTTCATGTAAGCGTCTTTACCTGTAATACCTGCCTGTCTTTGACTTTGGTTAAAATCTCTAACACCTGCACTTTTTGAAAACAGTGGTGCTGCACTCATAAGTTCAGCACCAAAAGACGCTAATTGTTGAAACCCTTGTGTCTGTGCTGCAGTAGCAGCCTGACTAGCATCTGATGCTGCCATCTGTGCTCCTGCAACCTCACCTAAATCTAACTGAACACCAACGTCACGAAGCCTTGAATCCTCTGCTGCTGCTGCTCTATCTAATGCAGTCAACTCTCTACCCATTGCAGTACGAATTCCTTGTTGACCTTTTTGTTGTGCTAGTTGTATTCGACCAACACCTGCTGCTGCACCACGTTCAGACTCTCTTACTGCCTCAACACCCCCTGCTCCTGCAACTAGTAAAGCCTCACGTTCAAGTTCGTAAGGTTCTTTATTTATGCCTAATGCGTCTATATAATTTACCTCAAGTTTTTTTCTAGCTGCTGCCATTGCTTTTTCAGCTTCACGCTTGGCTTTTTCTTCGGCTTTACGTTGTTGACCTGCCTGAAGAAAAGATGCACCCATCCCCCCTGCAGATAAAATTAAACTACCTATTAATAAACCTGTTGCTGGTCCTGCCATAATATTCTTTTTTTAATTATTTCTTGAGGCAACTCTTTATAAGTATCTACATAAACATCTGCCTCAGCTTCTTCAAATGTTTTTGCATCAGTTTTATACACACAACACCACTCACTATCTTCGTGTACATAAAAAACTCGTTGTGCACCCTCTTTTGTTTTTACAACATGTGGAGCAACAATAGTTTCAACTAATCCTTCATCAGTTAAATAAGACACCTTACCTTTTAGTAAGAATGATGGATGATTTTGTTTGTGTATCATTGTAATTATTAAATGTCCTTTAGGCATAAATAACTCCCTTGTATACAAACCTCCTTCAAGATGTTGTCTTAAAGGGTACACTTCACTCATCTTTCCTTCGTACTTAGTACCTGCTTTATGTTTTAATGCACCTTCTATAGCGTCAACTTGTTCTTTAAATTTTTCTATTTTTTCCCACAACATTCCTGTCCCTTGTGGAATACTGTTTAAAACCTGTAAAGAAACCTCTTCTTCTACCATTACTTCAAAGATACTAATTTTAAGGAAATGATTTCATAACCTCTGAACCAACGGCAAATAACTCTACTGCACCTGTATTATTGTTGGTTAAAGTAAACACTGCATAGTGACCTAATATACCATGAGACTCTGCCGTACCATTCTTTATAAAGAAATAATAGTTTGGACTAGTAGGTGGTAAATTACCAATTGGAGTTCCAGAAGAATCTGTAATAGTGGTATCAACTATCAAATAATTTGTTCCACTTTGAAGATTAACAACCTTATCTTTTACTTCTCCAATTAAAGTAACTTGATTTGTAAAGCCACTTTTGATGTATAAATAATCACCAATACTTAATATTGTTCCAATATTTATATATGGGTCTGTGCTAAAATTAATAATTACATTATTTGGAGATAACGTATTTACAGTTGTGTTATTTCCAATACCATTAGCAGACCTTAAAGGATATTGAGCTGCACTTGCAGGCTCTGAATTTTGTGCCCTAAGATATCCGAAATAGTTTCCTTCTTTAAGTTTAAATTCGTCTTTGTTAATAAAGTTACCAATTTGCTGATCACTATCTGCCGTTGCACTCCAAGATGCATCAGACTCTAGCTCTAAAGTTTTAAATAGTTTATTCTCTAAAGGTTGGTCATTAAACACCGATGTTAGTATAGAGGAAAAATCTTCTCCATAATAATTATTTCTAGTTTCATTTGTGTTATGTCTATAAATATTACCTCCCTTAAAAGTGTATAGGTAATTATTCATACCTTGAATCCAATCAGGATAGTAAGTATAAAAAGAGGGAAACCCCTTTACTCCATCATCATATGTTAATGTATATTTTGATTCTAATGTTGGTATTGAAGGTCCAGACATAATTTAAAGATTTTGACAGTTATTAGATGCATCACATGCTAAAATATCAGTAACAAGATTGCTTTGTATTTCCATTACCCTCCAACCATTAGCAGGAGCACTAGTAGACGAAGTTTCAAAGTAATAAGCATACCACCCATCACTTAATCCTCCTACAATTTCATCACCTAATGTTAAGCTATAGTAGTCATTACCACTAACTGTAGATGTCTGTACAACTATATTATAATTATTAGTACAGAAAGTACTACAAGGTGAAGCTACTCCTGATAAGTATAATTGACTTGGTGGAGGACAAACAGGTCCAGGTTGCTGAACTTGTAAGTTACTTCCAAAATTTTCACGATAAATATTTGAACCTATTTCTTTGTAAAAACCATCAGCCATAGGGGTGGTTAAAGAATTAGTTTGAAATATTTGTGAAGAAGTTAAAAATGTATCACCTAAAGCCATATAAGCAGTGACCTGTACGCTTGATACACAAAACAAATCGAAAGCAGATGTTACATTATATTCAAGTGTTATAGCATTCTCAATACAATTAGGACAAATTTGTTGAGGTAGTAGAAGACAATTAACTTGTTCCCTAGATATAGTTCCATCAGAATAAAATCCATCTGGAGCACATACAGTTAAATCAACATCTGTAAATACTGCAGTGGATAATCCTAATGTAGGTCCGTTTAAATAATAATTTCCTGTTACTGCCATATTAATTTTTTATTCCAAAATTCAATAATGTGAATATAAATTTCTTTTTACCAAGATCAACGTTAAATTTAATAAAAGTTATTTTACCAATTCTAAGTATAAAATCTAGTTTATCATTTTGTTTTGCGTTTGACTTCCAACTGTTAGTATACTTCATAGTTATTTAATTTAAAAACAAGTGCATGTAACGCTAATTACTGTAGCACCATCGTTAGTAATGAGTTGTGATATACAAGCATTCCAAACTTCGGTAGGAATAATTGTCTGAGAAATAGGTGTTCCAAGACAATCAACATACTCAAGTGTTAAATTACTGCCAGTATTATTTTCCCACGTATAGGAATTACAAACACAAGATTGATTTAGTGGTTTTGAAACTATATCATCAGTAGCAGTGTTTGCACTAGTTCCTGTTATTGTCCACTTACATCCATCTCCACTTAGTAATTCTACTTTATCTCCAACTGAAACTGCAATAGAAGATGTTACTGTTCTAACTTCACCAGTAACACATTCTTGAATTGAATAGTTTGATGGAACAAGATTACACTCACAAGAAACAAATTCCACAACTATTCCTAAAGCAGGAGTAATAGAAGATGCACAAATATTCTCCACTACTGGACTAGTAACATCTATTTTTACTAGTAATCCATTACAGTCTATATAATTAACAGATATACTGCCTCCTGCAGTGTTTGTAAGTGTATATTCATTACAAACGTCACTGCAATCTTCACCTGGATAAGTGTTTATTATGTTAGTATTAACAGTTCCAAACTCAGTAAATGATATTACTTTAAATTTGCAATCAGGCTCGTTATCAATTTGAACAATATCATTTACATTATAACTTGCATTATTAGCTATATATGTGGTAGGAATTGTTGTAGCTGCTGAAGATTGACATCTTTCTAAATTTACAAAAGAAGGTTCACTACTAGGACATTCACAACTTGTCCAAACTAAATCAAAATCAGGTTGTGGTGCTGCATCTTTAGCACATATATTTTTAAAGTTTCCTGCTTTAATATCTTCATTTATAACTGTACCATTACAATTAGTATATATAAAATCAACTGTTGAACTATTATTAGTTACTGTGTAAAAATTACAAACCTCACTGCAATCTGCAGCAGTGCTTAATCCTGTAGAAGTAGCATTAGCAGGACCAGCATTTGTTTCAGAAACAATAACATACGTGCAATCTGCATCTTCATTTATAGTAATTAAATCACCAACATTAAACAGACCACTATTTACTACAGTAAGTTGATTAAAACCATTTGTACTCCAATCTATTATACATCTTTCAACTATTAAGAATGGTGCAACAGGGTCACACTCACAATCTTCAAGAGTAATAATAATTCCTGGTGTTGCAGAAATCTCTTGAGCACAAATAACTAAATCATCGTTTGCAAGAACTGTAGCCGTTACTGAATCCCCATTACAATCTATGTAGTCAACATCTGTATCAACTCCATTAGTATCTTCTAGTTGATACTCTTGGCATATGTCTTCACATGTAGTGCCTGAAGGTAATATAGAAGTAACAGTTGCAGTAGCTGCAGATGGAGTTATTGATCCAATTTCATAAGTACATCCATTAATCACAACTAATTCTCCTGTGGTATACACACCTTGAACAACCTCAGTCTGTACAACTCCATCGGCTCTACATTGTGTAGCTTCAAAAGTATCAGGTTCTGAACAACCACAACACGCATCTAGACTATCTGTGGTTGAGTAACATAACTCAGCAAAAACAGGAGACCTGTAATCATATATCAAATACAAGTAATCACCAGAAGTTCCTGCAGGCATTATAAAGTCACCCAAGTATGTGCTTGGTGCTCCTGAAGAATTTACTGGTAATTGAGTAGAAGCGTTTAATAATGTTTGTATTGATGCAGGTGTATTTGAGTATAACGTTGCTGACCTTAAATATTTAAAATTCATAGGTGGGGTTACAAAAACAAAATCATCTGTTGGTGGTATTTTGTTTGAAATAATCGAAACGATTGCTCCATCAGCAGGTATTACTCCTGCACCTTGAACCCCTGCAACTGTACTGTATTGTGATACATTAGGAGAGTTTATCGATGATAAAAATTCAATTTGCTCCTGATGTAATGGAGAAATAAATGGTCCATCAACCCATCGATATTGATTATGAATAAATTGACCTGCATCTGAGTTGTTAGTAACACAAACTTGGACAATACTTAATGCTTTGGCATCTACACAACTAACTGTATAGTCTATAACTGCTGATGCAGTTCCATCAAAAGTAAGGTTTAGAGTATCTGTTAAAACTAAATTTTTAATTACTGTGATTGTGTTTAGTCCATTAACTAAATTTACCACTTGAAGTGTTGTTCCATATTCAACTTGTGCTTGAAGAGAACCACTAGTTAAATCAGAAACATTAATTGTTATAGTTACTTCACCCACTAATTCTCCTACATTAAAGCAGTAGGTGATAGTTGTTCCGTTAAAATTTAATAGTTGATTAATTCCACATTCAATACAAGGCACATCAATTGGAAGCAACTCATCATTAATGGAAAAAACATATTCATCCATGTAAGGGTCGTACCCTCCTAGTTTTTGATTATTAGGAGATGATATAAATTTATCTCTAAACCACGAACGCATTCCTGCATCGGATATAACTGTAAGTTGTTCATTAGAATATGCACTACCTTTTAGTTGAATTAATGCTCCACGTTTTTGGTCAGAAAAATATTTATCAAATCCATATTGTGCAAAACTTTCAGGGTTAAAGCTTATCCCATACTCCTCTAATCTAGCTATTTGAGTTCCAAGAACTTCTGGAACAGATGTAATAGCTCCTCCTGGAACTGAATCAGATAATAAATTTTTACCTGCTAGTACATATGATATTTTATCTTCTTGTAATGTAAGTATATCAGTAGCTCTAGCGAATAGTTTTTCAATAGGACCAAATGATTCTTCTGTTTTCTTAAAGTTTATTAGCCCAAGGTTAAACTCATTAAGTTTATTTACATTGCTCTCATCATTGTATATACCACTATAAGTTATGTCTGCAAATCTATCAGCTTCTCTATAATCTTCTGCTGAAGTAGTTGTAACCCTGTTACCTAATAATAATGGCTTGCCCACTATAGAATCTCTAATCTTATAACTTTCTACACCATTACCAAAAGCAAAACAATTAAAAAATGATGTGTCAATAATTGCAGGACTTGTTGCGTCTTGATCTTGAACATTTCCAAGATGCACATCTGCATATGGAGTATTAGTAATTGTAACATCTGCAGGGTCATCAGGTGGAGTAGATGGTGATATTATAGCAGAACCACAATCTGTCCATTCTGCTGCAGAATCACCTGGTTGAAGAACAAGTTGAGATTGAATACCATCTAAAGTGTATACAAATGCAATTGGATTAGATTCACTAGAAGCTACTTGAAATACAGTTTTACAACCTCCTTTTGCAATATCAAATGTTTGAGCACCTTCATACCAAACATCTGGTAGTGCATCAGTAGGCTCTGTCTCAAACACAAGTGTAGATTCAGCTCTAAATATTTGCCATGTTGCAGTAACTCTAGACCTTCTTTTTTTAGTGCTTCCACAAGCTCTAGTACCAGACATTATAAAACGTATCTCTTGAGTACCAGGGTCTTGAAACCACCTGTAATAATTTGTTCCTAATGCAGGCGTAATTCCATATGTACCAAATGGATCTGTTGCCGTAGTTGGTATGTACTCATTTTCTACATCACCTCCAGTACCACCAACTTCTTGCGTTCCTGTATTTAAAACTGATTGAACATTGTCTCCATTAAACCAATCAATAATATTATCATAATCAGTGGATGCAATTAAACTAACATCTAAATTATATTTTCTACGTTCACATGCATTATTACCCCTTTGAGGTCCTCTTCTTTCGAACTCAAATGTCATTTGTATTCTACTGCCTGAAGGAATAGTAAGGTTTTGATAATTACCTGCATCATCAGGCTCTGCAAATCCTTTATATGCAAGTATAGGATAGTTACCATTTCCTCGTACTGTTTTAGTCTGCTTACCTGGTAATATAAAAGGGTCAGGTCCTACAGATACTGAAAAGTCTTGAGCCTTTATTTTCATGTAAGTCCCTGCAGGAATATTTATTTCTTTTCCATTTTCATCGGTTGGTAAGGGATCAAGAAAATCTCTTTGTTGTGCTTCCTTATCTAAAACTGTTGCATAAGCACATCTTAACAAAGAACCACTTGTGTCTGCTTTAACGATTAACCTGTCTCCTGTTTCTACTTTTCTTGAATTTTCACCTTCTAATAAAAAGTACGTGTCATTGGTAGCAGGGTCAGTAATAAATATATTGGTATAAACTGTTTCGTAAGTTTCTGCATTAGGTTTTATTGCAAATCTATATTTAGTTGCCCAATACGGAGGTTTTTGTTGAGGTGGTATTGAAACCCTTATAAAATTTTTAAGGTCAGAAAATCCACAAGGCACATGTTCTGTGTTTAACGGACTAACCAAAGCAGTTGATGCTCTATTAAATTCATCCATGTAAACTATACCTATTTCATAATCTCTATTACTATGAAGACTGTTAGTATTACTTACTAATTGAAAAGAAACTTCTGCACTATCCCATTGAAAATATTCATAAGCACTTTGAGTTGGAGTTGTTGTGTTATCTACTCTGCGTATTGCAGGAAGTTGAAATCCAATACTATCAAGACTTGGAACTGTTATAATAGATATAGGTTGATTTGCTGCTGAAGTTCCACTTTCATATTTAGTCCAAGTGGTCGGTTGACTTGCATCTAATATATTTGGTACGGCACAATTAATTGCGTCTGTAAATGTATTACCATCACAAGAAGTTTCAATTGCAGGGTCAACATTAAAAACAGGTTTTATATTACTTGCTACACCTACCTTTTCTTGAAAGTCTAAACTTGTAGCTAATTCATATACAGAGCTAAAAGATTGAGGTAATATATAAACAAATTGAACATCTACTGATCCACTTGTTTCGGTTGGAGTATTTCCACTAAAACTACTATGTACAAAAGATGCTTCAATAGTTAATATAGAATTTTCAACTAACTCTACATCTCCTAAATTTACAAATAACCTTGATTCTGGAACAGAAATTGCTCCTCCAAATGTATACTCTCCTATTGTAAAAACATCTTCTATATTCTCAAAACCTATATCTTCAGATAGTAATTCGGTTTCAAATTCTAAACGTATAGGAGAATTGTTTTTATCTACTAAATTATAGTTCTCTATGTAATTTCCATACATTAGTCTATTACCCATAATGGTTTGAGCTTTAGCTAATAAAGGAACATTGTCATATAATCTAAGCAGTTCTGAATCAGGAAGTATTGTAAATATTTTACTGTTTCTAAAATTAAAAGTATATTCAGTATTATTAGCTAAACCTAAATCAGATTTTTTTAACTTTTCAATTACTTTTATAATAGTGCCATCACTATCTTTAAAAAGTAAATCAATAGCAGTAACTAAAGGTCCTCCTGAATTATATGTTATAATAGCCGTATTAAATAAATTAACCACCCCTTCATTTATAAATGACTCTGTACTAAAATCAAATGGAGATGTTTGAAATGCTACATTTGAAAATTGTGAAACGGCAGAATACTCATCATCTTGGTATTCGTATCTATAAGCAAAAGATATAAATCTTTCTTCTAAGAAATTTTCTTGTCCACCAGGCGTGCTTGTCAATTCTATTTCTGGAGCTTTAGCAGGTGGTTTTTTGATAACTAACAAAGACTCTCTTAAAAGGCTTGCATTACCTCCACCATCAACCAAAGGACTACCTGAAGGGTCTTCATAATTTCTTAGTATATTAATAAACCTTGGAGGATTGTAATCATCAGTCCAAAACAATAATCCATCAATAACATTAACTCCAGTTATTAAATGTTTATCATCAAAGTTTAACACTGTTTGTGATGATGTACCTCCATCAGAAACACTTATTACTAAATAGGATAAAATGCTTGTTACTACATTAAACGAGACAATTAAGTCTAACTTTCCTGAAGGACTTGTAGAACCAAACGCAGGGTCAGTTACAAACCAATACAAAGTATCATTAGCACCATCGTCTACAGAACCAATACACTTTGCTTGGTTACTTAAAAGAACCCCTCCGTATGATAAGTTCGTAAGCTTAGTATTCCCTTTAGAATTTTCTACTGCTCCAATCTCTGTTGATTCAGATGATCCTAACCTAACATTTACTGCGTCAATATATTGTCCGTTTGGAACGAGCCTCTCGTCAACGGACTTATTCATTTTACCTGCTACAAAGTTTCTTGAAAGTTTAGCCATATTATTTTATCCACTTGTCTCTACCTCTCAGATTCATTAATAATCTCCCTGGGTGTATATTGCTTAATCTTATTTTTGCGTTTCTTAGAAGTGCTGATTTTGATTTTCTAGCTCTATTTACTATATATTCTTGAACTCCTAATTTACTACCTAATATTTGATAGCTAATATATGCATAAACATATTCTTCAAACAACTTATTTACAGTTATTTGTGTGTCATCTCCACCTTCCATGCCATCAGAAATGTATTCCAATATACAACTTTCGTTAGCCATAGTAGAATCAAAATTAATTACTCCTGTTTTTTTATCAATTCTAAAAGTAGGATTAGCATTAGCAGTCTCTGTATTAAGACCAAACCTAGCACCCACTGCAAAGTCGAAGTACCAACATCCTTCGTACTCATATCCTAAAAATCCATTATATGGACTTAAACTGTTTAAATAAATACTTGGTTGCTGACCTGTAATTCTTGCAAAATCTAAAGGTGAGTATTGAGGTTGTATTGCTTTTCCATCTTGGTCAAAAAGTATTCTAGCATCATTGGCTTGTAAATAAGCTCTAGCTGAATTTACTTGAATGTTTTCTACCATAGGTCTAATAACACCATCTTTATAATAAGATATTCTAACCCAATTTACATAATCAGAAGGCAGTATAAATCTAAGTTCTTCAGAAACTGTAAGTTGTAAAACCTTTATTTCTTTAAATGCATCATAGTTTAATTCTTGAATAGCTCTTTTTGCATGAAAAAGTATCTTGTATCTCTCTTCATTATTTATTAAAGAATGATTACCTGAATACATTAATTGATAGTTTACAACTATATCTTGCAATGATACATATTGGTATGATCCCCAATTAGCATCTTCTGGAGCATTCCCTCCATTTTCGTAATATTCGTATTGACTAATGTATGACATAATTATTTTTCGCTATTAATTTCAGCAGCCTCTTTTGCTCCTGCGTACTGTACAACTGATGCTTCACGTATTGATACTCCTGCATACTGTAAAATTTTCATTGTTAAATCCGTAGCATCATCTGGAAACAATTCAAAGTCTTGATAATCAGGTTGTGATTGGTCAAAGACTGGTTCATTATCATTACCTAAATCCACATAAGTCCACTTAGGAACTTTAGGATAGCGTATATATTGACTTGTTACAACTGTTCCTAATGTAGGTGTTGGATACAATGTAGCAACATTTCCTTCACTTGTATAAGCAGGAAACATCAAAGATGGTGCAGTTAAAAGAGACATATTTAATAAAGTAATTTTACTTTGCTCCACTCTTTCAACTTCTTTAATAGTGTTTCCTTTATATATCTTGTAATCTAATGGAAAAGTATTTATAACATTAGGTGTAACACCTAGTTGTATATTACTATCAATACTAGTTACTGTAACATAAGTAGGAACTGCAGCAATTACTACAAAAATAATATCTCCAACTTGAACACCTGATGATGTAAAGTTTGCATTTGAATCTATTATTTTATTTTGACCACCAACAGTTCCTGTAGTAGTTCCAGAAACCACTAAAGTATTATTAATAATTATTTTGTTAATTAAGTAATAATCTGAACCAGTAGTTGCAACAGAAGGTAAATTATACTGTGTATAATTTGGTGCTATTGGTGTTAATGGCGTAGTTACAGAAAAGAAATCGATAACTTCTACGTAACCTTTTTTTATATCAGCATATCCTGTTCCAGAAGTTCTTTGGTTTTCTTTGTTAACCTGATAGTTATATGCATAAAAGTAATCCTCAAATAAATCCATTTGAGCTTGTTGTGCATATAGATTAAAATCTTGTGGAGAGATGTAGCCATAGTTATTTTTGTTTAATACGGCTAAAACTGTATTTCTAATATCGTTTATCATCTTAACTATTATTTACACAAAGATAATCAAAAAAAAAAGAGGTCTTAAAAAAGACCTCCTTACTTAATGAATCACAAAAAAAATTATTATTAACTAATTACTCCATTAAGTTTTCTAATACTTTTAATGCCTCAATCCCATCGTCAGATTGAAAATATGATGACACTATATAAATTGGGTCTTCTCCAAAAGGTATTACACATAGTCGTGTTTTGTTGGTTTTGGTAGAAAACCACACTTCTTTATTTTTGTTTCTATATTTAATAAGACCTTGTTCAAACAACTTATGTACAGTTGCTTGTAACTTTAATACAGGGTCGTTTATAACCGACATAAAATCTTCAGGCTCTCTCTTAGCATAAACTAAGATATCTCTCTTCATTTCATCTGTACTAATTCTAGATGGGTCTTTTTGAAACAACACTCTTGTTAAGGTTTCTAATTGTGATATAGATAAAGAACGAGCTTCTATCATTGCATCAAGCTCTATGTTAATGTTTTCTACAACTTGTTGAGCATCTTTTGCATTATCTAATTCTTTAAACTTAACACCATTATGTGGGTGAACATCTAAAAATCTTTGTAAAACTTGATTATTTTTGGTAACTCTCAAAAATCCATCTTCAAAAATAACAGGTTCTATAATTGCATTATCATCTTGTTCATCTACAAATGGAGATGATTGATTTCTAGCATAACGTAATTCTCTGTTTATTCCTGTTTCAGGGTCAACCCAAAGTAATGGGAATCTTCTAGTGTGTCTAGTTGCAAGCATGAAAGATAAAGGTGCTGCATTTCTTGTTAACTTGTAGACCTTGTCTACTCTTTGTACTGTAGTTTTCATTTGATATAATTTAATTTAATTTATAAAAAAGGAGTCTCTTTAAAGAGACCCCTTTCACTTGTTGGTATTCTTAATCTTGGAAGATGAAGAAGTTATTTGCACCTAAAGTACAAACTGCTCTTTCACTCAAGAAATTTACTTCCATCGCATCTAAATCAGATGTTCTTGCACCACCAGCAGAACCAGTAATCCAAGTCTTGTAACGTCTGTCTTCAGTTTCAGAAGCTCTGTATCGAACATGTAAGAATGGTCTCTTAGCGTTCTTTCCAAGG